TAAGGAAACAATCGAAAAAGTGTTTTTAAGTGATCATGCGTCATTAGATTGGTGGAAAGATAAAATAAAATCTTTCAAAAACGAAACTTTGACAAGTTGCAAAAACAATCTAAGTTCTGATGAGTTGAATAATCTGTTTATTAGTCTTGGGAAGACTTAAAAAGCACCCTGGTGGAGTCAATATGACCCCCTTAGGTTTCTTGCTTCCTTAAAGAGCAAGTGGTGCGGATGGGACTCTCTCCCGCCTGGTTTCCAATTTCCAGTTAAAGAGTTGGTGGCGAGCCTGAGTTACATAAGAGGAGTTGCATAAACTCCTCTTTTTTTGTATAATAATAAAAAATTTCTCTATATGAAAATCGGTTTTAATTGTAGTTGTTTTGATCTTTTTCATGCTGGGCATGTGACGATGCTTAAGATAGAAAAGGAAATGTGTGATTACTTGAAGGTAGCACTTCAAGTTGATCCAACAGTAGATAGACCTGGTTTAAAAAACAAACCAGTACAATCCATCTATGAAAGATATGCTCAAGTACAGGCATGTAAATACGTTGATGAGATACTTGTCTATGATACAGAAGCAGATCTTCTCAATCTTATTAAAACTCAAACTTTTCATATTCGATTTTTAAGTGAAGAATATAGAGATGTTGAGGTTACAGGAAAACAATACTGTATTGATAATGGTATAGAGATTCATTATCATATGAGGAGACATCAATACTCCACTACAGAACTTCGTAATAGAGTTTACGATCTTGAGAATGAAAAAAGAGAAGAAAAAAACATTAAAGACATTAAGCAATATTCCCCAGAACTTTTAGAAAAATATGGACAAAAATGATTGATACAATGAATACAAAATCTAAAGTATTAGTTGCTGGTGCTAACGGGATGGTTGGTAGAGCACTTGTAAGAAATCTTGAGGCAAAGGGATTTATTAACATCATCAAAGGAACCAGAGATGATGTTGACTTTACAAATCAAGATGAAGTTGAACGCTATTTCTGTTCTGAAGAACCAGAATATGTATTTCTTGCTGCTGCTAAAGCGGGCGGAATTATGGCAAATAAAACATACCCCGCTAATTTCATATATGATAACTTGATGATTCAATCAAATATCATCAACACATCTTATAAATTTGGAGTAAAGAAACTTCTTTTTCTTGGTTCTTCTTGCATTTATCCGAAGTATCCAAATATTCCAATTACTGAAGACCAACTTCTTGCTGGACCTTTGGAAACGACAAATGATTCCTATGCAATTGCAAAGATTGCTGGAATTAAAATGTGCCAAGCATATCGCAAACAATATGGATTCAATGCAATCTCATTAATGCCAACAAATCTTTATGGACCTTATGACAATTTTAATATAGAAACTTCGCATGTTCTTCCTGCAATGCTCGCAAAGTTTCATGCTGCTCTTGACCATAGTAAATACTGGGAGGTAAAACTGTGGGGTAATGGTTCAGCAATGCGTGAGTTTCTGCACGTTGATGACCTCGCAGAAGCATGTTACATTTGTATGCAAAACTATGAAGGAGAAGAGCACCTCAATGTTGGTACAGGTGAAGACGTTAGAATATGGGAACTTGCAAATATTATTGCTGATGTTGTTGGTTATGATCGTCATATTAACTGGGATTTCACTAAACCAAATGGCACTCCTCGTAAAGTTTTGAATGTTGATAAAATTAAATCGCTTGGGTGGCAACCACAGATTGAACTTCATAGCGGAATTGTTCAAACGTATGAGTGGTACAAGAAAAATTTGCTCTAATGTGGTATAATATATACTAGGAGATTATTGATTTGTTTATGACTCAATATAGAAAAACAGCACTTGTCCTTGGTGCTGGTGGTTTCATTGGAAGTCACATGGTTAAACGACTAAAGAAGGAAGGATATTGGGTACGTGGAGTAGATGTAAAAATTCCCGAACACTCCAAAACTGAAGCAGATGAATTTATTCTTGGTGATTTAACTGATCAACTTCTTTCCGATAAAGTTGTTCAGTTCAGGGGATATGTAAATAATTTTTATAAGTTTATTCCTAATAACTTTATTGATACTTTTGATGAGATTTACCAGTTTGCTGCTGACATGGGCGGTGCTGGATATATCTTTACTGGAGACCATGATGCAGATGTGATGAATAATTCTGCATCAATCAATCTCAATATTCTTCGCTCACTCAAAAATTTGAATGAGATGAAAGGAGTAAATAAGACAACTATTTTCTTCTCTTCATCTGCTTGTATGTACCCAGAGCACATTCAGATGGACCCAGAGAACCCTGGTCTCAAAGAAGACGATGCTTACCCTGCTGGACCTGATAGTGAATATGGATGGGAAAAACTCTTCTCCGAACGACTGTATTTTGCCTATAATCGTAATTATGGTATTCCAGTTAGGGTTGCTCGTTACCACAATATTTTCGGTCCCGAAGGAACCTGGAGAGGCGGTAAGGAAAAGTCACCAGCAGCAATCTGCCGTAAGGTAGCGGAACTTTCTGCTGAAGGTGGTGAGATTGAAATTTGGGGAGATGGAGAGCAGACACGCTCATTCCTTTTTATTGATGAGTGTGTGGAAGCAACTTATCGTCTTGTTCAATCTGACTTTATGGGACCAGTTAATATTGGTTCTGAGGAGATGGTGACAATCAATCAACTTGCAGACCTTGCTGCGAAGGTTGGTGGTAAGACGATTACTAAAAAACATATTGATGGTCCTCTGGGTGTTCGCGGCCGCAATTCAAATAATGATCTAATTCGTGAAAAACTCCAGTGGGATTATTCTATGCCACTTGAGGAAGGCATCGCAAGAACTTATGATTGGATCAATTCACAAATAGAAAAAGAAAACTATATTCCTTTCTACCATCCAGTTTGATATGAAAATTACAGTATTAGGTTCGAGTGGGCAAATCGGTGCCTATCTCGTAGAGTATCTTCGTAATAAAAGACATCAAGTTCATGAATTTGATTTGGCAAACACTTCAGATGAAGATATGACGACAATTCCAAATCCACTTTTAGAAGAGAGAATTGCTGATTCTGATTTTGTATTTTTTCTGGCATTTGATGTAGGTGGATCACGATACTTAAAAAAATATCAACACACCTTTCAGTTCATCAACAACAATTGCCGTCTGATGGCAAATGCATTTACTCTTCTACAAAAATATAATGTGAGATTTGTTTTTGCGTCATCTCAAATGAGTAATATGGGTTATTCTCCATATGGAGTTTTAAAAAATGTTGGAGAGCTTTACACCAAATCTTTGAACGGATTGATTGTTAAATTTTGGAATGTCTATGGTATTGAGAAAGACCACGAAAAGGCACATGTCATCACAGACTTTATCCGTAAGGGGTTTGAGACTGGTGTAATTGATATGCTTACTGATGGTGAAGAGCAACGTGATTTTCTTTATGCTGAAGATTGCTGTGAAGCACTTGAAACGGTAATGGAAAATTTTACTGACTTCACCTCAGAAGATAATCTTCATATCACTAGTTTTTATTATACAAAAATCAAAGATATTGCTAGTATGATTTGTGGTCAATTTTCCTTGAATGGAAAGTATGATATTGTTCTTCGATTTTCAGAAGAGAAAGATTCGGTTCAGTTAGACAAAAGAAATCTGGCAGATACTTTTATTACTAAATGGTGGATGCCGAAAACATCTATTCAGGAAGGAATTTCCAAAGTCTTTAATGCGATGAAGGAGGAATATGAAAGTAATTGATGCATTTTTATTTTGTTATGAGTTAGATTTACTAGAACTTAGATTAAATTTATTGGAACCATATGTAGATCATTTTGTAATTAGTGAATCTAGACAAACTCATTCTGGATTACCAAAAAATTTGTTCTATCAAGAGAATAAAGATAAGTTTAAAAAATTTCATCATAAAATAATCTATAATGTTGTAGGAGAACCAACTAAAGAGGATTTAACCACTGTTTCTAATCTATATGATATTTCTCATAATAGGTGTTATCAACAAGATGCCTATGAAAAAGATAGTATAAAGAAACAAATAGAGAAAATATGTCAAGATGATGATATTATTATTTGGAGTGATCTTGACGAGATGCCAAATCCAGAAGTTTTAAAATCACTAAATTCATTTTATGAAAAAGATGTGGTTTATAATTTTGCACAAGAAAATTGTCAAGGGTATTTGAATTGGGTAGAAACTACCGGTATGCTTCATTCTCAAACTAAGGATTTTGATTATGAAAATAATCCTAAGTGGATCGGAACTAAAATGTTTAGTTATAGTATTTTAAAAAAATACACAATGACACAAATGAGAAGGGAGTTGCCAAATGAGAAAAATTTTAGAGTATATCCTGGAGGTTGGCACTGGAGCACTGTTGGAAGTCCCGGAAATTTATCTTATGAAGAGAGAGTTTATGAAAAAATAATAACAACGTCACACTCTAGTGAATTGATGGTTGATAATATGATGGAAGTAATTAAACATAGGATATCTAATAATCAAAATCCATTAGGACAAGACTATGCAAGATATGATATTATTCCATTCACTGAAGAAAATTATCCAAAGTATTTGTTGGATAATAAAAACAAGTATGAACATTTAATTAAAGAATAGGCAAAAGAGGAGTATAACGTAATGATTGTTTCTGAAATTTACGATGGTTCTGGTATAGGAAACCAACTTTGGCATATTATCGTTCCAAGAATTATTGCAGAACGAATGGGATATGACTGGGGTATTCAGAAAAAACCTACCACTCCATTTAAAGCATGTGCTTTCATGACTAACTTTGATATGGGTAAATCAGTCATTGGTGGGCATGGACCAGAAGGTGGACCTCCTGTTAAACTGCCAGAAGGAATTGCCAATTACTATTTGGAGCATAGGCAGCGATATCCTTCTTACATGGGTGGGGAGGAAATGAATGTCTTTGATGAGCAACTTTGGAATCGACTTGAGGATAATACGAAAGTAGAAGGTTACTTTCAAAATATGTCTTACATTAATGACCGCAGAGATGATATCATCAAGTGGTTGGACTATGATAACAAAATCACTGATTACTCTTCTGATGATATTTGTGTAATCCAATTCCGTGGTGGTGATTACTTGACTGGTGCTTCTTGGGTTCCTCCTGAATATTATCATAATGCTGCAAAACATATGTTGGATAAAAATCCAAATATGAAATTTGTTTGTGTAACTGATGACCCAGAACATGCAAGACAATTCATTCCATTTGCAGAGGTTGTTGGTTCTGCAGTAATGGAAGAAAAGGATCCATATCAAGGTAGTATTGGGTGGTATGCTTATCCTGGTGGTCCTGTTGGAGTTGATTATTCAATTCTCAATACTGCTAAAAATGTAATCATGTCATCTTCTACTTTTGCATTTTGGCCTGTTTGGACCAACAAGGATTGTGATGTAATCGCACCTAAGTATTGGTTTGATTATAAAACTTCTAACGGTTGGTGGAGACCTCATGAATCGATTGTTGATGATTGGTATTGGCTAGATCGTGAAGGTGATTTAATGACGGGTGCTGATTGTAAAGATGAATATGAAGATTATAAAAATGCAAAATTATTTTATAGGAGTATTAAATGAGCAAAGTTAAAATTTATACTTATTCCCATAATCGTCCTGATTTTATCCAACTTCAGTACGAAACAATTAAACGCCATGTCAAAGATGACTATGAGTTTATTGTGTTTAATAATGAACGTCCTGGTGGTGATCCAGGTAGTGGGTATTCCTCAGAAAGATTAGATCAAATTTTTAATATATGTAATGAATTAAATATTAAATGTATACGAGTTGAATTAGATCCTGAATTAAAATATATTAATGGATATTTACAATATGATGATAATGGGTCATTTGCTTTAGGTGGAAGTTATGCTTGTTCATATGCATTTACTTGGGGGTGGAAACATTACATTTCAAGAGATAAATCCGTATCCATAATGATTGATTCTGATATGTTTTTTATTAAAGATGTATCTTTTTCTAATATGATGAAAGAACATAATTTTGCTTTTGTACCTCATTATAGGCACTTAAGTTATTTTAAAAGTGAAAGTGAACCAGGAGAATTTGCCTTTAGTTATCCATGGAATGGGTTTGTAGTTGCAAATATACCTAATATGCCAAATCCTCATGAATTGAGTTGGGGACTTGCAAATTACAATGGAATAACATGTGATGTTGGTGGAGAATGTCTAACGTATATGAATAAGTATAAAGATCAATTGAAAATTAAATATTTTGACCAAATTTCTATTCAAAGAGATTCTTATGTTGAAAATGATCCTCATACAATACCTAAAAATCAAAATCAAATTGAAGTCGGGATAAATGGTTCTTTGGCAGTTTTACTTGAATATGATAATGAAAAGGATTTGATTCTTCCTTTTGAAACTTATGCACCTATAATAAAGGGGGGTGCTTATTATGCTGATAATAGAAGTTATCCATATCAAACAAAAAGGGATAATTATTGGGAATATTTTAAAAATATGTTCCAATATATTATTGATAAATTTTTAGTAAAATTTAATTTTCCTAAACCATCTTTTGTAGATCTAATAAAATTAGAATCTGATGATATTGAAGAATCCTTTATTTTTCATTATAAAAATGCAAGTAATAGTCACATTTGGATGGGGAAAAATTATAATTCTAAAAAAACAGAATCATTAAAAATGTTACTTAATTAAATTAGAGGAAATAAAAAATGCCATTTGATATTTTTCCAAAAGATGAAGTAGATTTTTTTAATTTAATTAAAGAAAATGTTAAAGTTATTTTTGATATTGGATCTAGGGATGATATTGATTATTTAAAAAATTCTTATGATAAATCAAGAGAGTTTCATTTATTTGAACCTGATCCAAAATTTTTGACACAAATTAAAAATCAAATTAAACAATTAGAAGATACTGAAAGTGTAGAAAATTTAATATATCTTAATTGTTTTGGACTGGGTGATAAAGAAGGTATTTTTACATATTATCCAAATACTCAATCATTTGTTTTTAGAACATATTTGGCAACTTCTGAAGATGTTGGAATTTCCTTTCCTGTTAAAACTTTAGATAGTTATTGTAAAGATAACAATATAAAAAAAATTGATTTTCTAAAAATAGATATTGAAGGTATGGAAATAGATGTCTTTAATGGTGGAAAAAATATTCTTAGTAATACTGATATAATTCAATTTGAATTTGGATCTTGTATGTTAGATAGAGGAGTATCACCTGAAGATTTGCTTAGATGTTTTGATAATAGTAAATTTGATATTTTCTTACAAAAAGTTGATCCAAGACATCCTTTTTATTTTGAATCTATGCCATTGTTGATACCATTAACAATAGAATTATATACTACAATTAAAAAATACATGATTGAAGGTAGTGGATGTAATATGGTTGCAATTAAAAAAGAAATTGCTCCTCAATTATATAATAAAATTATTTCTAATTAAGAACAAAAAATTTATGATTAGTGTTTATGGTGCTTCTGGATTTGTGGGTGATAGATTCTGCAATATCTACCCCCATTTCATTGTGAAGCAAAATAGAGATGAAAGAATCCCAAAAACAAAAAACATTCTTTACTTAATTTCTACAGTAGACAATTACAACGTTCATACCAATATTACATTAGATGTTGAAACCAACCTCAAAGTTCTTTGTGAAGTTTTGGATTTTTGTAGAGATTCTGATATTGTCTTCAATTTTGTTAGTTCTTGGTTCGTATACGGGGAAACTGAATTACCAGCAAAAGAAGAATATATCTGCAAACCAACAGGGTTCTATTCCATTACAAAAAAAGCAGCAGAAGATTTATTGATTTCTTTCTGCAGAACATATGGTGTTAAATATCGTATTCTTCGATTATGTAATGTCTTGGGTAAGAGTGACAATAAAGCATCTCTCAAAAAGAACGCTTTGGTTCACATGATTAATCTTCTTAAGCAAAATGAAGATGTTTATCTATATGATGATGGAACACCAGTTCGTGATGTAATGCATATTGATGATGTATGTAGAGCAATAAAACTTATCTGCGATAAAGGAAACATAAACGAAATTTATAATGTTGGAAGTGGACAACCAACAACTATTGGTGATATAATTGGTAAAGCAAAGGAGTATCTGGATTCTAAGTCGATTATAAAGTCAAAAGAAGCGCCAGAATTCCATAAGATAGTTCAGGCAAAAGATTTTTGGCTTGATACTTCAAAGTTAAATCAACTTGGATTTAAACAATCAATTCCAATAGACAAAATAATCGGAGAATTATGTATCAGTTAATTGACAATTTTATTGAGTCCGCAAAAGAAATGGATAGTGATATCTTTCCATTCATTGCTAATAAAGATTGGGTAGAAGGTAAACCTGTTTATTATTCTGGACCCTATTGGGATGATCTTGAGGCAAAAGAACTTATTCATTCAGTCTTAAAGGGAAAGTGGCTTTCTTCTGGTGAAAAAGTGAATAAGTTTGAGCATGAGTTTTCTAAAAAGTTTGGATTTAAATATTCTGTGATGGTGAACTCTGGAAGTTCTGCTAATTTAGTCATGTTTGCTGCTCTTAAAAAATATTTTGGATGGCAAGATGGCGATGAAATCATTGTTTGTGCGTGTGGATTTGCCACTACTGTAGCTCCAATTGTTCAGTGTGGTCTTAAACCAGTCTTCGTAGATATTGGGTGGGAGGATTTGAATTGGAATCTGGATGAAGTTGCTAGAAAAATCACAAATAAAACAAGAGCAGTTATTTCTTCTCCTGTTTTGGGGAATCCTTATGACATTGATAAGATTGTTGATATCTGTAAAACAAATAACATTCATTTGATTGCTGATAACTGCGATAGTCTTGGTAGTAAGTGGAAAGGTGAATATCTTACTAAACATGCTATTGCT